ACTTTACACCAGTGTCAACAATGGACTGCCTTTGTATCTTACCTAGTAGTTCAGCATCTTTCATCTGCCCACGCACTTCTGTTTGCCACTCGTCATGAGGCCACGTCACAAGCTTAAACTCAAGGAACTGTCTCTTAGCTTTGTGTACCCAATCAAGTGCTGCATGTTTCATTATGGTTGACTCACCATTCTGAAGCATACCTGCTAGTGTCTTGTGTTCTGAAGGTACTATAACCCTACGTCCATCAAGACCTCTGAACCACCCACGTTTAGCTATGTGTGGTATTACTTTTTTCTTTAACTCAGCAAGCCCTTGAATTGATTGCATAAAGTTTTCAACTGCTTGCTTTGCTTCTTTCTGACTGACGTTTAGTATCTGTGCTACCTTGGCATTACCTGCTCCTAGTAGGAAAGCATAGATAAAAGTCTTAGCCATATCTCTAGTGACATGTGACATACCTAGAGCCTTTCTGTTGAGGTTGTGTATGTCTGTCTCATCCTCCTTCTTGCCTGATACGATAGCGTGTACGTATTCCTCTGACTTCATCAGGTGTGCGAGTACACGTAACTGGATACCCTCAGCATCTGTACCTACCAAGTAACAGCCTTTGGGTACACACCATAGCTCACGTAGTTGACCATCATATCTGTCCTTCACTTTCTCTACAGCAGTGACAGCATCACCATGAAACTGTGCAGGTATGTTAGCTTGGTTAGGGTTTCTGTGTGCCATCCTACCTGTCCATGCACCAACGTGTGTAAAGCTACCGTGAATACGTGAATCGTCACCACAGTGCCCTAGCCACTCCACTAGTGAGGATCGCCTACCTTCAAGTGTCAACCACTCTGCTAGACGTTTGCCTCCTGCAGGTGCTGTCTCAGGTAGTGTGTTAAGGTTTGCCTCAGATAAAGTCCATCCAAACTTAGCAAACTTCTGTCCTCGTTCATCCATTTACAACACCATTCCTTCCATGATTTTCGTGAAAACCATACTTTACCTCTGCTTCTTTACGAACTTTGACTGCATCATTAAAATTACTAAATAAACCTAAATAATAGGTTTGACCATTATAACATATCTCTGCTTGCCACTTTTTACTACTACTATGTAGACTTACACCAGCTACTCCTGATTTATTATTACTTGGTAATTTTCTGTTCAAAGAGTTTTCTTTATGAGTAACTAATCTTAAATTATCTATTCTATTATCAGTAGAGTCTCCATTAATATGATCAATAACCATTTCTCTGGGAGGCCATTCTTTGTAGTACAAAGCCCATATAAGTCTGTGTTCATAATATGACCTTTTAAATGTATTTATTACTCTAACACCTTTTTGAGTGTGTTCGTATCCTGCTCTTTTACCAACCCTATTTTTTTTGAAATATGTATAACGATTATTATTTTTAAAGTACTTTCTTGGTTTATACTTAAATGTAACAAAACCTGTAAGAGGATTGTAATCAAAAATTTCTTCTAAAATTTCTACACTTAGTTCAGGTTCAGGTATAGTTTGACCACAAGTAGGACAACAAGTCTTACCTGAAACTTCTAGATGATTGTCTTTCATAATCAATATGTCCTTTTGTTTTCTCAAATGGTTTCCATCCTGCTTCCCATAGTCTTTCTATCCGCATCTTGGGCGAGGCAGGGTTGAACTCTACGAAGTCGTAGCACACTAGCTCAGGGTCTTTCTTTGACCAGTCTACTTGTGTCTTGGCATGTTTCTTTTGTGCGTTGGTCACGTTACTGTACAGTGTACCATCAGCTTTCTTTCTATACTTGATACGGTTGACTTCCTCTAGCTTTGGTGGGAAGTCCTCTTGGAAAGCATCCTCAAGGTGAGCCTTGCGTTGTTCTATCTCATCAAGTAACTCTTCAGCCTTGGCTTTGTTGAAGTAGAAACCGTTGTCTGTCATGGTCTGACACAGTATTTGTATGTCATGTTCACAATCTATAGCCGACTGCCATTCAGGATCATGTATTATTTTCTTGAACTTATCGTACACTCTTAATGTAACTGTAACGTCCTGATGACAGTACTTGATCATCTCATCTGACAACATTGAGAAGTCTGAGAAGTCCATCTTGAAGTTACCTAGCCTGATACCCCAAGCCTTGAGGCCATGCCCATGCTTGAGATCAAAGTCTACCAGTCTACTGACAATAAGTGTATCAATCACAGATGTAAGTGGTATAACCTCCTGCCCTAGTAGTTTGTTAATAATAGGTACATCAAAGCAAATGCCATTGTGAAAGATAAACTTGTCGTATCTGCTGCAATACTCAATGAACTTCTCCTTCTCTTCTTGTATTGTTGTTAGGTGAACGAAGTGTTCCTTCTCACCTGTCTCTACATCCTCAGCACAGATACACCAAATCTTTTCTGGTGTAAGTGATTCTGTTTCTATGTCCATAGCTACACTACGCATGGTCATCTTCTCCTGTAAACTCATACCACAATAGAACTAACGTATTGAATATCCAGAAGATACTGCTAGTGATAGCTTTTGAGTGGCTCATCTCATGTTGTTTTTCCATAAAATAAAATATAGTCCTGACGTGTACGTAGTGTAGGAACACGCCTAAGAAATATATAACTGCTGCAAAGGCAGCGTAGGGATCAATATACTGCATACTTTTCTTTCAATGTAAAGGAGTCAGGGTCAAACTGTAACTGCCCTGCGTATCCTGTTGGACCTACTGGTCTGTTCTTTGTCACTAATAGTTTGGTTGTGTTCCTTTCTTCTCTGTCCTCTGACATCTTGTCACGCTGTAGATCAACTACAACTGAGGCACGTTGCTCAATCATACGACAGTACTTTACCTGACCGTCATCGTTAGTGTGTCCTATTGTCACAATACCTACACCCAACTCTGCTGCAAGCTTGGATAGCCTGACTGACAGGTCAGCTAGGAACTGCTCCTTGCTATCCTCTGTACCTGCGTTGGCAGATATGTCTTGGATAGGTTCAAAGAATACGTAGTTGACATCACATGCTTGAGACAGATACCTGATCTGTGACAGTAAGTCAAGTGGATCATCCTCATCATTGAGGAAGAATTGGTATAGCCTCTCGTCCTTGGTCAGCTTGGTGATAGCTTCTTGTACTAGATCGTCAGCATTCTTTTCTTCAATCAAGTCCTTACGTGTTACGTTGTCGTTCAACTCATATGATACCAAGCCAAGGATAGACCGTAGTTTAGTCTCTTCCATATGCCACGTAGCTATCTTGATGTCAGGGTACTGACTGAGTATCCTGTACTCAAGGTAACGCATGAACTCTGTCTTGCCTATCCCTGTCTGTGCTTTGAACAGTGTGAAGTGTCCTTGCATCAGACCAAGGCACATGTCATCAAAGTCCTGTATACCTGTCTCAACATAAACATGGTTCTCTGATCTGTTATACAGGTTTAGGAATTGATCAGGTGTATTCAATATGTTAGCAGGGGTATACTTCCTAGCATTGAACCACGCTGACTTGAACGTCTTGTCTTGACCCTCTTGCAGGAACTCGTTGGCATCCTTGTACTTATCAAGCTCCATGCGATAGACCTTGTTAGGATACAGGCTTGCAATCTTTGCAGCTACTGAGTTACCTTGGTCATCGTGTTCTATTGACAAGACTATCTTATCAAAGGAACTGAGGAACTTGTTTATCTTTTCCCAAAGCTTGTGCGATGGTGTTGACGATGGCAACGACACAACAGGGTTGTCAAACTTAGGATTGTACAACATCTGATAGGCTGACATAGCATCTAGCTCACCCTCTGTAATAGTTATGATCTTGCTTGTGCCACTGTTCCATAGGTTCATACCAAACAACTCATCAGTCTTTAGATTCCTAGCACTGAATGTCTTTGGTAGTTGCCTGACCTTTACACCACCTGAAGGGTAGATGTACTCTTGTCTTACTGGTTCACCTTTGCCATCTATGAAAGTCTTACAGTCGTAAAACTCCATAGTTTCTTTGGTGATGCCACGGTAAGCCATGTGCATAGGCTTGACAAACTCCGTGACATTTGATTGTTCTTGTTGTTGCATATCCCAAGATTCCTTGCTGCTTTGGTACGTTGGATACTCTTCTTCTGCCCAATTGTCAAGGTCTTTCATTTGTTTTGGGTATGACCTGTTGCAAGAATGACACTTACCTGCCATAGTTTCTGTGTTGTATGAGAACGCATCACTGCTATCACAGTCAGCAGCAGGACATTCTTTGTGACTGATCCAAGTCATTACCAAGCCTTTATCTCAATGTCAAAGGACATATCATAACGTATACATTCTTTGACTATACTGCCTATAGCTTTCTTTATATCTTCATCCTCTTCAAGTAGTTTAATAATCAAATCCTTTTGGATAACACTAGCTATAGCATTGGCATCCTCTTGGTTTGGTGCATCTATAATTATCTCAGGCATGATTCTCTCTCCATTTTCCTCTGTATTTACCTTTGTGTATATTCTTTTCTGGTAGACTATCTCTGTTTCTTCCTGCGTTTACTTGCTCAATAGCCCATGAATATGAGATGCCCCAGTATCTAGCAGCCTCAGCTATATTGTTAAAGTCTTTGCCGTATAGCCTACAGACCCTTTGCTTTACTTTTATTGTAGGCTCATGCTTGACCCTAGCGTGTGCGTGTAAGTGTTTAGGTTGCATTAGTCATTTTCTCCAGTATTCTCAAACTGATGGTGCAGACCCCAGTAAGCTGAGTCTAGTTTACCTAACTGAGTTACAGATATTTCGTAGCTTTGGTGCATAGTACTTACAGCGTCTTTGATGACCTCTGTTGCTTCTTTTATAGCTTCTAGTTGACCATCCGTTAGTTTACTCATACCATTTCGTTTGGCCTTTTGATTTTTTCTGTATTCTGTTTCCCATTTTGCCATATCAATACTCCTCTGTTGCAAGAACTGGTTCTTCTGCTAGACCACAGAAACATTCTTTCTCTTTCAACTCAGCAATCCTTTTGTATGCTGCTTGTAGTTGTCCTTGTAGGTCTAACACATTTCGTTCTATCAAATCAATTTTATCTGACATTTCTAAGATTATCTTACGATTCTTCTCAGCTTCCATTTCATCAGGTAACATCGTCATCCTCCTCTAGTATAAACCTAAAGTAATAGTTGTGTTCATCCTCTATGTCTTCAAGTACCCAATCAACTGGCTTGTCCTTGACTACTTCTCTCAACATAGCTATCAGGTCTTCCTTTGTCAACCTTCCACTCCTCTACTTCTGTTACATAATAATCCTCACCAAGCTGATCAACTATCTGTTCTACACAGTAAGCCTTGATGTAAAGCGTTCTGTATACACTGCTCCTTAGATCAGTCTTGAGTTGTACTTGATAGTTTTTCATCATTTGTTTTTATCCCTTTTTGTTTCAATGGTGACAGAGTTTTTCCTATCATTTATAGCGTCTAGCACTTTTGCCCATTGATTGTCAAGTTCATCCATACCACTGCCTATCTTTTTGGTTATCAATATTGTTTTTATTGACCTTAAAGCATCAGGTGATACTATCAGTTGAATATATTTATAGTCATCCATAAATTTTCCTCTTGACAAATCAAAAAATGTTGGTATACTAGGGCTGTCCTTTGGACAGGGTACTATTAGAAGTTAGGATACCAAAGTTCTCCATCATCCATATCTTTCTTGATCTGTTCCTTCTCAGGCATGAATAACTTTACAGTATCCTCATCACCTATCCAGTCAGCATCATCAATGATCCTCATCAGATCGTTATAGTATTGTTCAATGGGTACAACCTTAGCTGTACCCTGAGTTTCTTTGTTGTTCATTTATTATCCTTTTACTTGGTTTCTTACTACTGCTGCCAAGTAACGTTCTAATAACATCATGTTGTGCTCAAGACCACGAGCTTTCTTACGATTAGTTTCAATTATATATAGAGCCTGATCAATGTCAGTCTCAGCTATAGAACCGAACTCTTCTTGCTCACCTTTAGCATTTACGTAAGGTTTACTAGCAGCGTCTTTGATGACACGTCTAATGTTGTAGTTGATTTGATTCTGTATAGAATTTCCACCAGTATTTAGAACACGTACTTTACTTGAGTAAGTGTCTGGTAAGTTTAGTTCATCGCATATTTCGTCTGCACGTGCTAAGAACTTGATTGCTGTTGAAAAATTATTAGTCATGATATGTACTCCTTGTTAATGTTTGACTAATTTAAGCTTCCCTGCTGGGAACTGGGTAAGGTCAGGTGCTGCTAGATCAAGCAATCGCTTGAGCTTTAGCAACCTACTGACATCTTGTCTTGCAGTGTTAACATCTTCTGTAGCAATGTCAACAAGTATTTTTGCTGCTTCTTCATCTGATAGAGGGCATCTATCCATGTAGCTTGCAGCATTACCTAAGATGGAGAACATAGCTTCTCTGACATCATAAGGCACATCGGATGGCTTCTTGCTCACTGGCTCCTTGAGCTTTTCCTTGAACTCCTTGACATCTTTGACAGATGGGTTGGGGTTCTGCTCAAGGAACTCATGAGCTTTTTCTTCAGGTATAGATGGTGCTGCTAGTTCGTAGAGGACTGTTATTGGTAACTGTTGTGACATAAATGTCCCAACGAACCTAGTACCAACTTGCATAATACGTGATCTCATTTTTCGGTTAAGGTCAGGAAACTCCTTCATACACCAATCATGAAAAGCATTATTACTTGGGTGTATATCACGCCCACGTTGTAGAGCTTGACCTGCTCTAATGATATGCTCAACTGATTTGGTTAGGTTTGAACGTACATCATCAGCTATTTGATCAAGCTCTTGTTGTTGTAAATTATCAGACATTATCTATCCTGCGAAATGTTGTAGCCTTCTTGAGCTAGTGCGGTTAGGTTTTCTCTCAATGTAAACTGATCGTTTACCTAGGTGATAACCTGTCATGCACTGGCCTTTTGTAATACCTAAACGGTTAACAGTTGATCGCTTTCTTGTCAACCCCTTGATACCAATAAAATTAAATCTAAATCCTTTGGTGTTATCGTTTAGTGGTTTAGTTGCGAATAGTACAAACATTGTTTACTCCTTTTCTGTTTGTAGTTTGGTTAATACTTGTTGGCAAACTCTTTTGTCTCTAGATATTATTACTATCTTTCCTTTATCATCATAGACAATATACTTGCCTGTCTTTGTTTCTTTTATCATAGACATTAGTACTTCTTCACTTTCTCTACAATAGTGTTTATCTGATTGCCAATCGTGTAGCATATTCTGCAGTCTTTACACTTTTGACCTGTACAGTTTTGTCTATCTTGATACTCATGCTCTAACACATTGTTGAACGTCTTGTCAAATCCTTTTGGTGGCTTGCTCATGATGTGTGACTTCTTAGGGTTGCTATAGATCAAGTTAAGGTTATCTGGTTTACCATTATCTTTTAACCATCTGAATACTAAATCAACCCTCTTAGTCCATAGTGCAAACGTACACCAAGGATTATCCAAGACAATAGCCATAAGATTTTCCAAGTGTTGCATGTTGATCAACTCACCATGAGCATTGAACCTGAACATGGCAGCATTGATCCTTGGTATCTCATAAGGTTCTAATGGTCTACTAGACAACAAGTCACTGTTACGCTGCAATGCTGCTTGCATGTTCTTTCTGTACGTGTTGAGCATAGCATGACTGTAGCAATCACCACATATGTTTTGACCATCTTGTTTACCCTTGATGTGTTGCTTGTTGCAATAGTCGTTAGTGATCGTGTTAGTACTGATAGCTTGAAAACCCTCAAGCTTACCAGTCATTTTACTTATGTGTACTGTCATGTTATACTCCAATTTATAGCTATCTCTTTGCCAGTTTTAGGACAGTTGTA